GGCTATGCAAACTGACGTCAAATCCACCAAGCCACTTGCGGCTACCGGTGTATTCAAGACCCAGTCCAACGCTGACTGCACGTTTCGTACCCGCATCAAAGGTATTTACATCGTGTGCGGTGCGACTGCTGGTTCGGTTGCTATCACTGATGGTAGCGGCGGTAATACTCTTATTACCCTTAACACCCCTACCGTAGCCGATGCAGGCTCGCTGTACATGCTGGTGCCCGATCAGGGTATTCTGGCAGAGAACGGCCTGTATGCAACGGTAACCAATGCAGCGTCCGTGACGCTGCTCTATGGCTAAGGGGGAAGTGTATGCCTCGGGAATTTGGAACTGACCCGTACGGTATCCTCGCACGCGGTGCACCGTCTGCTGGCAGCGCTGGTCGCGGCATTGGTGGCTCTGGGTTTAGCGTTGGCACTGTCGGCATACCGATGGCCGACGTCTCTCGCGCACCGGGCAATTCAGTTGGTACTGGTCGTGGTATTACCTTCTCCATAGGTAGCAGCGGTCCCGGCGGTAACCCGCAGGATTTTGGCCGTAACGCTAACGTTAAGAAGAAAGCCAAAGGCGGCTCGGTCAAGAAGATGGCCAAGGGCGGCAAGGTTGGCTCCGCTTCTAAGCGTGCTGACGGATGCGCTACCAAGGGTAAGACCAAGGGGCGGTTCGTCTAATGGCTAAGACCCCGGCACCAGTAAAGGTCAAAGCCTGCACTAAGTGTGGGGGTACCTTTGCGCTTGGCGAGTTTTATACAACCGGCAAGAAGGTATCAGGCGAGCCGAAATACAACTCGTGGTGCAAGTCGTGCGTGTCCGAGAAACAGGCTTCGTACCATAAACGTACATGGGGGCCGGAACGCCTCCAGCACTCCGCTTTCAAGCGTACTAAGTCGGTGCGGGCGTTTCTTACCTATCTCCGCAGTAAAGCGGCCCAACGAGGTAAAGGCGAGGTTGTCAGCACTGACGCCCTTGAGCTTATCTGGAATGCCCAGAACGGTAAGTGCGCACTTACTGGGTGGGACATGACTATGGAGCTTGGGCGCGGTGTAGTACCTACGAACTGTAGCTTAGACCGTATCGATTCGACCCGAGGCTATGTAGTAGGTAATGTACAGCTCGTCTGCCGTGCCGCTAATGTAGCCAAGAGCGATCTATCGGTTAAAGATTTCGTCACTCTGTGCCGCTCAGTTATGGAGGTTCATCATGGCTAAGACCCCCGCATGGCAGCGGAAAGAGGGAAAAAATAAAAACGGGGGCCTGAATGCTAAGGGACGCGCCTCTGCCAAGAAGCAGGGCATGAACCTCAAGGCTCCGCAACCCGAAGGTGGCCCGCGCCGCGATAGCTTCTGTGCTCGTATGAAGGGCATGAAGAAGAAGCTGACCAGCAAGAAGACCGCGAATGATCCTAACAGCCGCATCAACAAGTCTCTCCGAGCATGGAAGTGCTGACATGGAGATGATGATCTGGAACATCGTACTGAGCGCTATCGTCGGGGTCATGGGCTTCATGCTCAAGGGCAAGTTCGACGAGATTAGCCGATTGGGTATTTTGCTTAACCGCACCCGCGAAGAAATTGCGCGCGATCATGTGACCCGTGCAGAAATGAACCTGACGGTAGATAAGCTTGGTGAGCGGTTCGACAGCGCGTTTAAGCGGCTTGAGGACAAGCTAGACGAATTTCGGAAGGGCTGACCGATGCGTAAGTTTGGCGACGGCGGCAGCAGCCGCAAAGAAAACAAGATCATGAAGGCTCTGGGTAAGCGCGTCACCGAGATGCGCAAGAGTGCCCCCACTGCTGTGTCGAAGGCGGAAGAAGGTTCAGCCGGTAAAACCGCTGAAACCCCGAAGCAGAAGATTAATCCTGACCTTGGCAATGCGTCGTTCAAGGATGCGTTCCGCACCGCTCGCGGCGCTGGGGACAAGACTTTCATGTGGCGCGGTAAGAGCTATACCACTCAGTTGGCCACTGAAGCTAAGCCTGCTGCTCCCACGCGCCGTAGTGCGCCGCAGGCTGAAAAGGCTGCTTCCCCTACACCTAAGCCGGAAGCTAAGGCTAACCCAAACTCGGGCGTTTCGCGGGTCGATTTCAAGGGGCTTAATAAGCCTGCCGCTCCCGCTACTCCAGCAGCCCCAGCGAAGCGCAACATCGACCGGTTCAATCTGGACAAGGTCCGTACCACGATGGATCAGCCTGCGCGGCGTTCGCCGCTGTATGATGGCGACGAAAAGCTTAAGGCCGCTCAAGAACGAGCAGCCGCTGCACAACGCGGATACGCCAAGGGGGGTAAAGTGAAGAAGTTTAAGAATGCCGGACCGGTTATGGAATCCAGCCGTAAGCCGATTGATACTCGCCGTTCGGTTCTCGGTAGCGATAAGGATATCGTAGGCCGTGGTAACCGTACGCCGTACGAACCGGTCCCCAAGACGGGTCCGGAAAAGCCCAAGCAGAAGCTCGGTCGCGCTGGTGCGGCTGGTTACAAAACCGGAGGTAGTGTTATGAAGAAGTCGGATAAGGCTGGCCGCGCCCTCGTCAAGAAGTCGGCAGACACCATGGGTCGCGCCATGGTCAAGAAGGCTTGCGGCGGCAAGGCTTACGCTAAGGGTGGTCTGGTTGCTGGCCACAAGTCGGCTGATGGTATTGCCAAGAAGGGCAAGACCAAAGGGAAGATGTGCTAATGCGCCCGTCTCGTGGAATGGGCGATATGAAGGAGTCCAAGATGCCGAAGCTCGCCAAGGGCGGTAAGGCAAACTGGATTAAGAGCGCCATCAAGAAGCCCGGTGCTCTGCACGAGCAGATGGGCGTGCCTAAGGGTAAGAAAATTCCCGCCAAGGCACTTGCTAAGGCTGCTAAGGCACCGGGTAAGTTGGGCCAGCGCGCTCGCTTCGCTCAGGTCCTTAAGGGCTTCAAGAAGGGTAAGTAAATGACCACGACTGGCACCACTTCGTTCAACATGAACCTCAACGACATTGTCGAAGAGGCGTTTGAGCGTTGCGGTGCTGAGTTGCGCACTGGTTATGACTTGCGTACCGCCCGGCGTAGCCTTAATCTGTTAACGATTGAGTGGGCTAACCGAGGTATTAACCTTTGGACTATCGAGCAGGGTAGTATCCCGTTGGTTCAGGGGCAGATCACGTACGATCTACCTGCGGATACTATTGACCTGCTTGAGCAGGTGGTTCGCACTCAGTCGGGGCAGGGCCAGACGGACATTAATATCTCGCGGATTAGCGTAGATACATATGCCACGATCCCGAACAAGAACGCTCAAGGGCGTCCTATTCAGGTGTGGATCAACCGCCAGTCAGGTGCGGACTATCCGGTGACTGGTGTAGCTAACCCGCAGATTAACGTCTGGCCTGCCCCTGAGCAGGACAACTACTACACCTTTGTATACTGGAGACTGCGCCGTGTTCAGGACGCGGGTAATGGCACTACGACGCAAGATATCCCGTTTCGGTTCCTTCCTGTACTCGTGGCTGGTCTTGCTTATCACCTATCCATGAAAATCCCCGGTGCCATGGAGCGCGCTCCGGCACTGAAGATGATGTACGAAGAGTTGTGGCAGCAGGCGTCTGACGAAGACCGCGAAAAGGCCCCACTGCGCATCGCACCGCGCCAGTTGTTCTACTAAGGAGGTCTCGTGCCTAATAGGTTCGCCTCTGGTAAATGGGCCATATGCCAATGTGACCGCTGTGGTTTTCGCTACAAGCTGAAGCAGCTTCGGCGTCTCGTCATCAAGACGAAGAACGTCAATATTCTGGTGTGCCCTACCTGCTGGGAACCCGACCAGCCGCAGCTTCAGCTTGGCATGTATCCGGTCGATGACCCCCAAGCTCTGCGTAATCCCCGCCCCGACACGACCTACTACCAAGGTGGTCTTAACGTGAACGGCAATCCCACGGACGGTAGCCGTATTATTCAGTGGGGTTGGAACCCCGTAGGGCTTAACGATCCTTTGGGTTTATCTGGGCTTCCAAATACGCTAATAGGGAATGGTGAAGTAGGCACCGTGACCGTAGAGACGGAGAATTAACATGGCCAAGGGTGGTAAGACTAACGAACAGATGAAGCGTCTTGGGCGTAATCTCGCCAAGATTGCTAATCAGAAGTCGGGTAAGAAGCCCGTCAAGGACATGGGGAAGGTCAATAAGAATGGCTGAACATAACGACCGCACCGAACAGTACGGTAAGATTAAGTCCGTGCCGGTTCCGAAGACTTCTGGTTACCCGAACAACGTTGCTAACACCCAGACGCAGAAGACGCGTGGCACTGGCGCAGCTACTAAGGGTACTGGGCACAGCAAGAAGATGGGTTGATGGACTACAACGCGCTCACTGCAGCTATCAAAGGCTATGTAGAAAACGACTTCCCCGATACCGCTGGTTCGGGGGGTATGACTTCCAGTGAGCAAATTGATACGTTCATCAAGCAGGCCGAACAGCGGGTATTCAACGCAGTCCAGCTTCTGGACCTGCGCAAGAACGTGAC